TGCGCTGCTGCCGAGGGCGTCTTGACTACGCCAGCCCGCGTCGAGTACACCCCGGTATCGACTGGCCTGAAAACGATCACCCAGTACTACTACGACGATGGCCTGGTACACAAGCTCACCAGCTCCATGGGCAACTGCACGCTGTCCGCAAAGGTCGGCGAGCGCCCAATGTTGCGTTTCGAGTGGACTGGCCTGGACGGTGGCATCGTGGTTACCCCGAATCCAACGGGCACCTTCACCCCGTGGAAGAAGCCAGTATCGATGACGAAGGCAAACGTCATCGACATCACGCTCGGCGCGACGTATGCAGCGGGCGCTCTGACCGGCGGCACCATTTATAACAGCACTGGCCTAGAACTGAACTTCGGCAATGTCGTTAATTTCAGCGCAATGCTCAGCTCTGAAGTCGTCGACATCTCCGATCGTCAATCGACCGCGACGATGGAAGTCGAACTGACCGCGGCGCAAGAGGCGGCGCTGATGGACGACGTCAAAGCCAACGTCACGCGAAGCCTCGCCTTCACCATCGGCACGGCTACCGGCAACAAGGTGATCGTCTTCGCGCCATCGGTCCAGCTGACCAACCCCCGCAAGTCCGAGCTTAACGGTAACCGCCTGATCGGCTTCGATCTGCGCCTGGTCCCCGTCAATGGCAACGACGAGTGGCGCTTCGTCTGCCTGTAACAAACAACCCATCCATTACTGAAAGGAAACGCCATGGCGTTCAAACTCATCAAACGCAACAAACTCGCTGTCACCGTCAAAGGCACCCTTCCTGATGACAGCGGCAAGGCGGTCAACTTCGACTTCAAGCTGCACTGCAAGCGTCTGAGCCAAGACGAAATCGACGTTGCCATGAAAGACAAAAAGGGCGACGTGAAGAAGTTCGTTCGCGACGTGGCCGAAGGCTGGGACGGCGTCCTCGACGAAGCCGGTGTCGCACAGGACTTCACGCCCGATCAGTTCGATGAGCTGATCGACAACATCGGCATGCCGGTCGTGATCATGCACGCCTATCTGGAGCAGGTGGCAGCAGTCGCAAAAAACTAACCGAGGTCGTGCGCCTATTGGCGCGCGGCCAAATCGAGTTTGGCCACGATGAGCCCGCCGAACTCGATCACGTGAACGATGCAGCTGCTGCCATGGGTCTTTGTGCCGAGGGCGGCATAACGCTGCAAGAAGATGAGTACTGGTTATGGCCCGAGAACGATGAGCCTTTCAACATGTGGCTCGCCGTGCAAACTCAGTGGAGCGCTGGCATGGGTGGCGCAACCGGTCTCAGCTATCCGGGAGTGGAAGCGTGCATGCGCCTACGCGGCTTGAAGAAGAAGGGCCGGCAGCACACGTTTCTGCTGATTCAAATGATGGAACGAGCGTGCCTTGAAGAATGGGCGCATCAACGCAAAACCTAGGGAACCGAGACGATGGCACTGCCGCGCGCACTTATTGAGTTGGCCGTAGAAGGTGCGGCAGAAAGCCAGCGACGGATCGAATCTGTTGGCGATGCACTGCGCCGCATGAACGGTGAATCGCTTGAGCGTATTTCGGGGCAGCTTGGCAGTCTCGGCGATCGCTATTCAAACCTGCAGTCCACTATTGGCAATGTCGCTAGCTTCACCGTCGCAGGCGTATCGCTTGCCAGTCTGGCGGCACGGATCACAGGTGTCATGGATTCCATGGGCGAGCTCGATGACCTCTCGCAAAAGATCGGCTCAAGCGTCGAGAGCCTGTCGCAAATCCAGAAAGTTGCCAAAGCGTTCGGCACTGATTTCGCAGGGACTGTAGACCCAGCCCTGGTCAAGCTCGCACGCGGCCTCACCACGGTCGATGATAAATCAAGCAAGACAGCGAAGGCACTTGCTGCCTTGGGCATTTCTGCGAACACCCTAAGTGATCCTGGGCAGATATTCATCGAGGTAGCGAAGAGCCTGCAAGATTACGCCGATGGATCGGGCAAAGCCGCTCTAGCGAATGATCTGTTCGAGGAATCCGGTGTAAAGCTTCTACCGTTCATGAATGACTTGGCGGAAACCGTCGATGGCTTTTCAACGATCTCTGCGGAGTCGGTTACCCAGGTCGCCTCCCTGCAAGACCAGTTCGGTATGTTGGGTGTGCGCACCGACGAAGCGTTCGAAGCTATTACCGCAGCGGCACTGCCCGCTTTGTCCGGATTGGCAAAAGGCTTCTCCGATGTCATACAAAAACAGGACGGTCTGATCGACAGCGGCGAAATCGCTGACTGGGCCAAGATGACTGCAATGGGTATCGCTCGCGTGGCCGACGTTGCAGTGCTGGCAGTTCGCAGCTTCTCCGCAATCTCAAGCAGCGTCCAGGTTGTGGCAGCGGATCTCAAAGTGCTGTGGACGGCTTCGCCTGCAAGGATGGCCTATAGCGCCGCAAATGGTGGCTCTCCATTGGAGGAACTGAAGAAGACAGTTGCCGAGCGTAACCAAGTTCTGGAAGCCGCGAATAAAAAGTTGTCGGATTTCTATAATTCACGAGGCGATATCTTCTCGAGTGCTTTGGCAGGATATTTTGAGAATGAGGGAAAGGACGCAGGCCCAGGTGCCCCGACGGCAGGCCCTGGCAAGAAAACACTTTCCTATAAGTCGAATGGTGGCAATGCTTCTAAGGATGCGGAAAAGCAAGCCACCGCATATCAGAACCTGGTCAAAGCGATCGAGGCAAAAATCGCTGCAGCCAATCTCGAACTCAGTGCTGGGGAACCACTATCCGCCAGCCAGCAAGAGCAGCTCAAGCTCACCGAACTGTTGGCCGAGATGAAGGGGAAACTCACGCCAATCCAGTACGCCCTTCTGGAAAGTGAGGGCAAAGAGCTTGTGACGAAGCTGGAAGTTATCGAGGCGAACAAACGTGCGGCTCAAGGATTGGAGTCGTATACCAAGTCAATGGCCGCTTATGACACTAGCGTTGCTAAGGCAATTGAAAGCGCGACGACTGAGGCGGCCAGCAACGAGCAGCTCGCGCTCACATTCGGGAAGACGAAGGGCCAGATCGAAGCGATGGAGTTGGCGGAACTGGAGTATCAAAGGACCCAGGCTTCATCCAGCGGCCTCACGCTAAAGCAGATTGAGGATCTCGATAAGCTGATCGCGGCGAAGAAGCGCAGCAGCGCTGCAGCTGGCAAGATCGACACGCTTACCGCTGGCCAAAAAGCCGCTGAAAGTCTCGACGAGTTCCTCGACCCAGCCAAGGCTCAATCGTTCGGTGAAGCCCTGCGCGAATCGCTCGGCGGTGCCGGCACCGCGCTATCCGCATTGACCTCGACGCTTGACGGCTTCGGCAAGCGGCAAGCAGCGATCGACGAGCAGCGGCAGAATGCGGCGATCGCGTTCTCCACCGGGCAGCGCACCGAGATGCAGCACATGGAAGACCTCGCGCGTCTGAACGAGATGGAAACCAAGAACCGTCTGTCCGGCTACGGCGACATGGCAGGCGCAGCAGCTGGCTTCTTCGGCGAACAGAGTCGTGGGTACCAGGCGCTGATGACGGTATCCAAAGTCTTCCACGCCGCCGAGCTGGCGATGACGATGGCGGAGCTTGTGCCGAAGGGTATCGCTGCGGTACTGGGGCAGGGCGCAGGTGATCCGTACTCTGCACCCGTACGCATGGCGGCAATGGCAGCAGTCGTCGCTGGCCTGGGCGTGGCCATCGGTAGCGTGTCGGGCGGCAGCAGCGTCAGCCTGTCCGAGTCCCGCCAAAAAGAGCAGGGCACCGGCACCGTGCTGGGTTCGGACGCGAAGTCCGGATCGATCGCCCGCGCGCTCGCTGAGATCGAGCAGTCATCCCAAGATACGCTCGGCGTGAACAACGACATGCTGATCTCGCTGCGCAACATCGAATCGGGGATCGACCGCTTTGCCTCCCTGCTCGTGCGCACAACCGGCGTGACCGGTGACTTCGGCAAGGACATAAACAAAAACGTGTTCGACTCCAAGGCGATCGGCATTGGCGGTGCCGCAGCCGGAGCCGTAGGCGGCGCAATGGCTGGTGCCTACGTCGGCATGGGCGCGAGCCAGATCGGTCTGCTGCTCGGCGGTCCGATTGGCATGGCACTCGGCGCGGTGCTGGGCGCGGTGATCGGCAAGACCTTCATCGGCAAGGCATTGGGCAGCGTCTTCGGCGGCAAGCAGACGGTTGAAGACACCGGCTTCACCATGGACAAGTCGAGCTTCGGCAGCATCCTGGGTGGTGGCGTCAAGGCGTCGCAGTACGCCGACATCAAGAAAGACGGCGGCTGGTTCAGCAGCGACAAGACCAGCGTGAAGATGGAAGGGCTGGGCGACGAAGGTAACCGCCAGATCGCGAGCGTGCTGACCTCGCTGTACGACACGGTATTCAAAGCCGGCACCATCCTTGGACTGGGCGCGGACAGCTTCAATGCCCAACTGAGCAGCTTCGTTGTCGACATCGGAAAGGTCAGTCTCAAGGGCTTGTCGGACGACGAGATCCAGGAAGAACTGCAGGCGGTCTTCTCGAAAGTCGGCGATAGCCTGGCGGCATCCGGCGTGGCCGGCCTTGAGTCGTTCCAGAAAGTGGGCGAGGGCTACCTCGAGACGTTGGCCCGGGTGGCGTCGAACTACCAGAGCCTTGACGCCATCATGGCTTCGATCGGCACCACTGTCGGCGCTGCTGGCATCGCCAGCGTGCCGGCGCGTGAGCGGCTGATCGATATGTCGGGCGGCATCAGCGCGCTGGCCAGCCAGGTGAGTTCGTTCGCGGACAATTTCCTGACCGAGGCCGAGCGCCTGGGGCCGATCCAAAAGTACGTCACCGAGCAGCTCGCCGGCATGGGCTTGGCCTGGGTTGATACCAGCGCCGAGTTCAAGAATGCGGCACTTGGCATCGACAAGACGACCGAGGCGGGCGCCAAACAGTTCACGGCCATGATGAGCTTGGCCGACGCGTTCGCCAAGGTGTACCCGGCCGTGAAAGGCCTGAGCATGTCGCTCGAGGAAATCGCGGACCAGCGCACTACCCTGCAGGACCGGCTCGACGAACTGACAATGACGCGCGAGCAGCTGCTGGCCAAAGAGCGCGACACCCTGCACGACAGCAATCGCCCGCTGTGGGATCGCATCCAGTCGCTGCAGGCCGAGGCCGCGGCGCAGGAGAAGATCGCGCAGGAGCGAACCACGCTGCAAGAGCAGCTCGACCAGCTCACGATGACGCGCGAGCAGCTGCTGGCCCGAGAGCGCGCCGCGCTGGACGAGGGCAACCGTCCGCTGTGGGATCGCATCCAGGCACTGCAGGCCGAGAAAGACGCGACGCTGTCGGCAAAGGATGTTGCCGCCGGCTTGATGAGCGACGTCGACAGCGCGTTCGCCGTGCTGGAGCGCGCCGTTGACCGTGAGCGTACCGCCATTCAAAAGCAGGTTGCTACCCATACCGAAGCGGCCAACAAGATCCGGACGGTATCGGACAGCCTGCGTAGCACGATCAACGGCATGCGCGGCCCCGGTGCCGAGGTGATGGAGCGCACGCGCGCTCAGAGCGATCTGCAGGGCTTCCTGGCGATCGCCCGCGCCGGCGGCATGCTGCCTGACTCGGACAAGCTGCAGACCGTCCTGAGCGTGCTGACGCAGGATGCCAGTGCGCAGTTCGCCAGCTTCGCCGATTACCAGGCTGACTTCTACTCGACCAAGAACACGATGGCGGACCTGGCCTCGATCTCGGACGCGGCGCTGTCGGTCGAGGAACGCACGCTCAAATCGCTGGAGAGCCAGCTGAGCTCATACGAGCAGATGCTCGAACGTGAGCAGGAACAGATCGACCAACTCAACGGCATCAGCACGACCGCGCTGTCTATTCACGAGGCCATCCTTGCACTGCACTCAGCCGTGCAGGCCGCCGCTTCGAACCCAGTCAACGCATCGGCGAGTGCGATCAGCAATGCCTATCAGAGCACGTTAGGCCGGGCGCCCGACGCTGCTGGGATGCAGTACTGGAATGACCGCGCTGCGGCCGGTAGCTCGATCTCGGACATCGTGGGCGCCATCAGCAATTCGCCGGAAGCAAAGATCAAGGCGCTGTACCAGTCGACGTTCGGGCGACCTGCTGATGCGGCTGGACTGAAGTACTGGATGGAACGTGCCGCAGCCGGTACGTCATACGGCACGATCGAGCAGGGCCTGAAGGAAAGCAACGAGTACAAGGCGAAGACGAAGGTCCCTGGTTATGCCGGTGGCGGCGACCACGGCGGTGGCTGGCGCATCGTTGGCGAGAACGGACCAGAGCTGGAAGCTACTGGCGCGGCGCGCATCTTCAACGCCAGCCAGACACGCAACCTGATGTCGCGCTTCAACAACCCGACCGACAACTCGGCAGCACTGGCGGTAGAGGTTCGCCAGCTGCGCAAGGACAACGAAACAAAAGACCAGGCGCTCGAGCGTGCACTTGCCGCAATCGCTAAGAACACGATGGTTACGGCCGACCTGCTCGAACGCTGGGAAACGATTGGGCCACCGAAGGAACGCATTAAATGATGATTATTGATCCGATTACGCTGGGCGATACGCCGTTCACGCGGCCATCCCCCAAGTGGGTGTACGACCGGACCGGCACGCTGGTCGAGGTGCCGGCCAATACCCTAGGCGTGACGTACGATCCCGCCGACCTGAGCAAAGCGCCGTGGGCGCTGCTCGAGCCAGCGGCTCCGCAACTGCTTCGCTATACCGAAGAATTGAACAACGGTGGCGCCTGGGGTGGTTCGTTGGTCACAATAACGGCCAATGCTGCGACAGCACCTGATGGCACAGTGGCTGCAGATCGAGTGGCAGCCACTACGGATACCGCGTTTCATTACCTAGATCAGGAGGCGTTTGGCCGGTCATACATCAACGGCGAAAAATATACGTTCAGCGTCTTCGCTCGGGCTGACACAATCAGCCGAATTCGGCTGGATATGTATTACTCGATCGGCGGCACGGGAGGCTTTGTTGCAGCGTTTAATCTGGCAACCGGCACCATCGACGGCGGGGATGCATATATCGAGTCGCGCGGTGCGAAAATTCAAGCATTGCCCGGTGGGTGGTTCCGTTGTTCGATCGTCGGGACCGTGGCATACGCCGGCGCTTACCCATCGAAATTGCTGTGCCGCACCGTACTGCTGGACGCAACCGGCAACGGCTCGTATTCAGGCATAGGCGCGCCAGGTGCGTTTATGTGGGGCTGGAACCTAACGCCAGGCGATAAGCTGTCGTCGTACATCGCGAGCGGGGCGACGCCTCTCACCCGCGCTGCTGACGTGGTGGGCACCGCCGCTGGCTTGTTGTATTCGAATGTGCCGATCACCGAGCCCGACTACAGCGCAGCTGCTACCTATGCGAAAGAAGCACTAGTTCATGACCCGGCGACGCACAACGTGTTCAAGTCACTGATCGATGCGAATAAGGGAAAAGCCCTCACCGATCCGGCAGCTTGGAATCCGCGCGGCGCGACGAACCGATGGGCAATGCTCGACCAATACAACAACACGCAAACGGCCTACCCCGAAGAAATCCTCATCGTCCTCACGCCACAGGCGATCAGCGAGGGCCTGTATATCGGCAACTGCGAGGCGGACGAAATCGAGTTGTCGGTGGTCGATCAATCCGAGGGGCTTGTAGCTTCTGAAGTTATGAGCTTGGTGACCGCGAGCGGAACCAGCAGCTACTTCGACTGGTGCTTCCGCCCAGCTGACCGCTCCGATTATTTCGTAACCACGTCGCTGCCCCCATACGCCAACGCGCTGGTGTTGGTCGCGATCCGTAAGCCAGGTGGCGTTCCGAAATGCGGGATGCTGGCCATCGGGGGAGTGGACGATTTTGGTCCTTCCCTGTACGGCCTGTCGGCAGAGGGCAAAGACTATTCCAGCACAACATTCAATTTCGATGGCACGACCAATACGGAGCTCAGGCCATATGCAAAGAGGATGAGCGTCGATGTCCAGGTGGATAACGGCGAGATCGACTACATACAGCGAAAGCTTTTCCAGATCCGTCAACGCCCGATCGTCTGGATCGGCGGGCCGTATGGCGCCACAGCAGTATTCGGGCGGTACGGAAGTTTCAAAATCGTCATTCCGGGTTTGAAGAAATCGGACATGGCACTGCAAATTGAAGGAAGTGTGTAATGCCTATCACTGAGTTTTTGAATCCAAATGAGTTGCCTCACCGCTCGCAAGAAAAGCCGACATTCGATAAGAACATGGGCTTTTTCTATCGCAGGCTTCCTGCTTACAACGCTGAGTTGAATCAATTTGGCTCGCAAGTTTCTGAGCGTGCCGAGTTCGCAGCCGGTAAGGCATTAGCAGCCGAACAGTCCGCGCAAAGTGCAGAGGCGGCCAAGCTTGCGGCAATTGCAGGGTCCGGCGCGTCCGCCTGGGTTAGCGGCACAACTTATGCTAAGAACGTTCAGGTGATCAGCCAGGTGAACTTCCAGCCGTACCGCCGCCAAGTGGCCGGCGCTGGCACGGTCGACCCGGCAAATGACACAGCCAATCTTTGGATGCCGCTCTTCGGCAATGGATCGTTCACGGTGCGTCCGACTGCAAGCTCGACATTCGATCTGTCAACCGGGAATTTCTTCACGCGCGCCATGGGAGCGAGCCAGACTTGGGTATTTGATAAGTGTCCGACTGATGGGTTCAGCTTTGGCATTGAGCTTGCCTACACGGGCGGCACGCTGACCCTGCCGTCCACGGTGAAGACGGGGAACAACGTTGTGCCCTCGTTCATCGCCGGCAAGACCTATCTGCTGCTGTTCATCACCACGAACAAGGGGGCCACGCGGTGGCGGCTGGTGGTCACCCAACCTTACGACAACTGATCCGGCATGGACGATACCATTTTCAAGCTGATGTTCGGAGCTGCTCAGGATGCAGTGGGGCAGGTGCAGTGGACGACGCCTGGAACCTACAGCGTGGTTATTCCACCAGGCGTTTATTCGTGGAGCGTGGTGTTGATCGGTGGCGGTGCGGGTGGTGGGAACGGTTCCGACGGCACCACGGCCAACGGCGGCTCGGCACCCAGTCAAGGCGGCAAAGGCGGCGGCGGCGGCGATCTCCGATGGATTCGCGATCTCCCGGTCGTGCCTGGCGAAACGCTCACTGTCGAGATTGGCACGGCCGGCGTCGGCGCGACCACCACCAATACCACCTACGGCACATCGGCGGGGCGCTCGCGCCTGCTACGCGGCAGCACCACCTTGCTTGAAGCGGCCGGAGGCCACGCATTCGTGAGCAAGGTGGGAACGAGCACGACACTCGGCGCAAAAGCCGATGGGTCATTCGTCGGTGGAGGTAATGGCGCACTGTCAGCGTCCGGTGCTGAAGCGGCAGACGGCGGCGCCGGCGGCCGTGGTGGTGGTGCTGGCGGATATGCAGGCGATGCAGGCACTGGCGCTGGCGGAGCGCCAGGCTCAGGCTACCAAGGTAATGGTCAGGGCGGAGAAGGTGGCGGCGTCGGGATCATAGGGCAGGGTGCATCCGGCGCCAACGGAACATCTGCGTCGAAGGACGGCAATCCCGGCTCGGGCGGCGACGGCAAAAAGTACGGCGCTGGCGGCAGTGGTGCTCGGTCAGGCTCGGTTGCCCTGGCGCGCGGGATGAACGGTGAAACAGGAGCAGGGCGGGCTATCTGGGGAGCCGAGCGCGCCTATCCATCAACAAACACGCAAGACTTTTAAGGAGCATCTGTGTACTACCAACCATTGACCAATAAGGTGTTCACCTTGCACGGCGAGATCCGGCGTGCACTGTGGGACTCGGCGAGCATCATTCTTGAGAGCGAAATCACCGATGAAGCGCTGGCCGATGCAGGCGTGTTCCCGCTGATCAGGGAGCGCCCATCGGTGCAGGCCGGCGAGATCGCCGAGCCAGGTGCCATCGAGCAGGTCGACGATGCCTGGGTCCAGCAATGGAAGGTGCGCGCGGCCACGCCCGACGAGCAGACTGCGATCGCTGAAGGCGACAAGATACCGGTGCCGCAAGAGGTGAGCATGCGCCAGGCACGCTTGGCCCTGCTTTCGCGTGGCGTGCTCGGCCAGGTCGACGCGGCCATCGATTCGTTACCGAGCCCAGACCGCGAGGCTGCGCGCATCGAGTGGGACTACTCGAGCGTCGTCGCCCGCGACAGCCCACTGGTCGTGATGATGGGCGGCGCGCTGGAATTGGATAGCGGCGAACTCGACCAGCTGTTCATCGCTGCGGCTCAGTTGTGAACAATACCGCGTTGCTGCCATTCACAAAAGTGCCATAGATCCGTCAGATTGTCTCAGTCTTCCGAGAAATGAGACGGTGATATCGAGACACTGGTGTTTCCCGGTGGCTCGATCTGCAACATAGCAAATGAGTTTCTTGCCGGGTTGAATACCTCCCTGAAAGAGACACATGAGCGAACCAATTTCCGGCACTGCCGCCGGCGTAGCAGGCTGGAAAATCCTCGGCGGGCTCGCTGGCATGGGGGCCATCGGCCTCGGTCTGGCCGCCTTCGTCGTCATGGCAATGACGAAGCCCACTTCTGAACAGGAGTGGCGAGTGGCGTTGGCCTGCACCTTTGCTGGATCGATCGGCGGTGGTGCGGTGCTGATCAAATACTTGGCAGTCGAACACTGGTCCCACGACGTTCTGGGCCTGACAGCACAGGGTGCGCTCATGTTCACCTGTGGCCTGCCGGCCTGGGCACTGATCCGAGCGCTGTTCAAGTTCCTCGAGAAGCGCAAGGACGCTGACCTGGCCGAACTGGTGCGCGACGTGAAGGAGGTGCTGTGATGCGGGTCTCGGCAGAGGTCATCCGCCGCATCGCCCCCCAATGCGGGGCCAACGCGGCTGCAGTCGCTGCTGCACTGGCCCCAGCAGTTGAGCGCTTCGGCATCAACACCCGGCTGCGTCTGATTCACTTCCTTCCGCAAGCCGCTCATGAAAGTGGCGGCTTCGTCCGCAAGCGAGAGAACCTGAACTATAAGCCTGAAGCCATTCTGTCCACCTTCAACACGTCCAAGGTAAAGCGCTTCACGCCGGCTCAGGCAGAGCAGTACGGCCGTACCTCGGCACACGCTGCCGACCAGCAGGCTATTGCCAACATCGCTTACGCAAACCGCATGGGCAATGGTGATGCAAAGAGCGGCGACGGCTGGCGTACGCGTGGCGGTGGCTGGATGCAGCTGACCGGTACGACAAACCACAATGCCTGTGCTGACTTCTTCGGCATTCATCGAAATGTGGTCGGTGACTGGCTGGCCACCGATGCCGGCGCGGCGCTCTCAGCGGCCTGGTTCTGGCACCTCAATAATCTGAATCGGTTTGCCGACTTGGATGACGTCGATGGCGTTTCCGACTGCGTGAACATCGGCCGCAAGACCTCCGCCATTGGTGACGCGATCGGCTACCAAGAGCGGCGGTTCCTCACGGACGAAACGAGGAAGGTAATCGCATGACCAGCATCGAAAAGCTTTTGATTGGCGCCATCGTCCTCATCGGCCTGGCGTTGTTTGGCTGGCTCAGTCTGCTCGACTACGGCGCTGAGCGCTACGACGAGGGCTTCGAGGCCGCGATAAATATTGGCAAGCAGCGGCGCGATGCTGATGCCGAAATCAACCGACAAACCGAAATGGACTTACGCGCGCAGCTCGGCATCAAAGACGCCGCCGCTTTTAAAAAGGAGAAGGACCATGCGCAATCTCTCGCGGCCGCTCAGCGCCGCCATCTTACTGGCACTGACAGCCTGCGCTGCCCCGCACGGCCAGTATCAACCACCACCACGGCCGTTGATCGATCCGTTGCCAGCGGACCTGCAGCTGACGACGGTGGACCGGAGCTTGTGCCAGAGGCTGCTGCTGATCTTGTCGGCATCGCCTCAGACGTTGAGCGACTCGTGCGGCAGTACGACCGCGTTGTGGAGCGGTTCGAAGCATGTCGCGCAGTGAACTCGAAGTAGGGGCGACGTTCGATATCCACATCATCACGCCTACTGGAGGCGGCCATCTCTTTACCGTGCATCAGGATCGGAAAGACGAGGGGCCGCTGCAGCTGATCAGCGCGGGGAAGCTGGCCCGCCTGGAGGAGATTGAGGCGATGATGGAACGGATGATGGGCGAGCCCCTCGACGCGGACCGCGCTCGATAAGCACGCGCTGTACAACCGCTGGACAGACGCCCTGTTCGTGCATCGCTCGTACCCCAGCAGCTAAGTTAAACGCGGCTGCAACGTTCACTGCCAGGTCGACGTGTGTCGCGGTCAGACGGTTGATTCGTTTGTTCATCTCCAGATAGTACCGCCCCAATCATTACCGGAGTTTGACCGAAATCAACGGTGCTACACTTTGGCCATGATTGGAAAAGTCAAACGGCTGCGCCACCAGGGTAAGAGATTGTCGGATCGAGAGATCGGCGCGGCACCAGCAGTCGAAGGCGAAGTGAAGGTCTACGGGGTCGGCACAACGATCTGGGCCAGCGTCACCGACCCGAACCGCCAAGTTGGCGATCCACTACTGCCGATACTCTATGAAGCGCGCCTGACGGCCATGCACGGCCCTGGGTTACTGCTCAAAGGCGAGGAACGACCGCAGGGCGATGCAGGCCCGGCTTACGTGCAGGAGTGGTCCGTACGGATCTGCGACTGACCGTGGTTCACTCGGCGTAGCTTTCAGCGTAACTTCCTCAATACTCCGCTTGTCCCCATAGGAACACACCCCCATGCATCATGGGAGTGTGCCAAGCCAAATTTCAATTCAATCCGTTTAAAGCGACTGTAGTTCTGCCTGTATTCGATTAGATCACTGTCAGGTGCTCGCGCACCAAGCGTTTATCGAAATCTTCCCAAGGCTTGCAAGCATAAGAACTAGAGCAGGGGCAATCACAGCTGCTATTGAACCAACATGAGGCGCGATAGCTACAGACATCGTGCTAACAACAAATGCGTGTATGGACTTTTGCCCAGCGGAGATTTCTTTCCACTCTTTCTCGTATTTTTTGTTTCCGCAAACGAAAGCGCGAAACTCGTCTTTGAGCCTATCTAAATAAGGAGAGTTGCCATTCGAGCCCCCTCCTGCTGAGAACAGTGCAGTGGTCGGGACCACTGCAGTGATCCATAACTCGGCAATTGCATCATAGGTGATTCCTTGAGCACTCAGCTGGGTGATACTGTCCTTCTGGAAATCACGTAGCGTGCTGATCCATTGGTCTGGTTCAGTGGTTTCAATGAGGTCTTTCAAATCTGTCATCAATACATCCCTTTCAAGTATTCAGCAGACACTGCGTGAGTTGTTTGATTTATTGCCGCCGCATCAACACCATCGATCAAAATTTGCTGTCCCGATTCAGGCCGATATGCCCCAGTCAAGACACCCACGATCTCTTGGCTTCCTGGACGGAATACAGGAGAGCCGGACTGGCCTGGGCGAGCAAGGAAGTTAAGGACCAAAAATTTAATATTGTTGCCTAACAGCGGCAGGAATATTTTGGCGCCTACGGCGGCGTGATGGCGTGTCAATACAAATCGGCCAACATCTAGGTGGGGGTATCCCAAAGTGATAACATCTGTCCCAACGCCTACACTGTCGGCGCTCCCAACCTTGATGTCCCACTTCACATCTTGAGGGCTATCTAGTTTTAGAATGGCAAGATCATGAACTGGGTTGTATTGTTGGATCTTCACTGGGATACACTGGATTTTGCCCCGCACTCCTAATTGGTAATCCTGAATATCTGAGGTCGAGTTCAATAGGATTACAAGGCCCTCATCGGTCTGGCCAACTACATGGGCCGCGGTAGCAAACAATCGTGATTTATCAAGGCAAAAGGCGGTTCCAAGCGCAGTGACCGTGCCGGCCTCGTTGATGCGCCCAACTGAAAAAATGAACTGGGGTGCGGCATCGAGCTGGAATCTTGGGGCGGCACCGATTCGATACTTAAGCATCATAGATCTCGATCTTCCAAAAATTGGAATCCATCTTCCAAAAAAACAAAAGGGCTACAAGCCGGAAGCATGTAACCTTTTGTTTTTACTACCAATTCTGTGGGGTGGCTGATGGGGCTCGAACCCACGACAACAGGAATCACAATCCTAACCTGCATTTTAACTATGCCGCTTTGGAAGTTTCTCG